ACAAATGGTTGACTCATATACTATATTTATGAGTTATTTGCAGTCGGGTAATTTGCGGACGCTGAACCCTTTGGTGTTACCACCACAATAAAAATCAGATTTATATAATCCATTTTTTTCACACCACTTAGAAAAATTGGTTATTTCTTCTTTATGTTGATCTGGAAAGGTAATTTCATATCTTTTGGCTAAAGCATGTGAAATAGCATCTTTGGTTTTTTGGTTTCTTTTTTTATATTTTTTTGGATCTAAATTAATTGCTTTATATCCAGATGCACTACCTCTTGAAAGATTTCCATGATTTATATTATTGTGTTCTTTACAAAATTTCTTGAGATTTTTAATTATTTCCTTATGTTGATCTGGAAAAGTAATTTCCCATGTATTTGAATTGAAATCCGAGGATACTTGAATTGAATGTGCCGATTGCTTTTTTCCCAGTCGCGGATGTTGTTCCGGGTGATCTTGGTATAATGCTTTTTTGGTCGCGGACATTTTATTACAGGCGCTTTTTTTCTTAGGTACTCCTTTTCTTTGTTGTTTTTTAAATTTTTCCCATTTTTCTGGATGAGCATCATAATATTTTTTGATTTCTTTACTGATTTTATTTTTGTGTTCTTCAGATTTTGGAAGTCCTTCTAAACCTACAAAATTACCATTTTTACCTCCATAAATTTTATTAGTAAGAATTCCACCTTTATGTCGTAATTCCCAAAAATGTGTAAGAAATTCTTCTAATTCAAATGCTTCATCTTCAGTCGCTTTATAGCATATCTTTATAATAGGTTTCATACCAGTTTCTAAAATTCTTTGAATTTCTTGAATTTTTTCTGGATTATTTGTATTTTCTATAGATTCTGTTAAATGGTCATAGGCGCGTGTATTAATGCCTTTTCCAACATAAAATGGCATCATAGTCGCTGGATCATAATAAATGTAAGTATATGTGTTGTCGCTTGATATAATCATTTTGTCGTTTTACAAATCTTGTAGTGTCATTTTAATTCTTAAATGCAGTATAGCACGTAACTGATGGAATGTCAAATGGGTACCCAACCCCGGAATTTCCTAAGTACCTCATAATATTATTTATACATCATAATTGCGATTTTAGAAATTATTTTCATAAAAAAGAAGGGAATCCGGAGATTCCCTTGAATTATTTCAATTTATTTTAAAATCCAAAATAACTTGTAAGTTGTTGATTCTATTACAGCAAATTAATTATCCGTATCATCCTATAATAGGCTGACGAGTTACCTTGTAGTGTAGCATTTCCATCCGACCAGAATGGATTTGGAGCAAGAGCATAGCGTGTTTTAAACGCAATCTTCGGCTGGAAGGTATGTGGATCCTGCGCCCTGAATAATTGCAGAGGCACATAAGGACAATAAAAGAGCCCTGCATCGTAAGCGTTGGCACCCTTATAACCAACTAACAGGAATTCTTCATTTGCTCCACCATTTCCAAAGTAAGGATCAATATAGACGCGGTAACGTCCATTTAATACACCTACAAAGGTATTTCCAGTATCATCTACAGTCAGATCGGTTTGTAATGCGGGTGTATAATCTAATTTTCCAGCCATTACTAATGCAGATGCAACGTCTGAAGAACAGATTATAACATTTCCACGACCACGACGGGTAGCCTTTGCGATAGCATTTGCTTCACGTTCTACCTGATAAATAAGACCCTTGAATTTTTCAACTGACCAACGACCATTTGCGTCTACGTCTAAGTCAAATGTTCCAGGGACTGTAGTTTGTGCAGCACCAGTGACTGAAATATAATAAATGGTTCTAATAACTTCACGGTTAATTTCAGTTAAAATTTCAGCAGACAGAATATTTGCTAATTCTGTTTCTGCATCCAGACCATGAATAGCTTTCAAGTCCTGTGCAACTTCAACCGAATACTCGGCCTTTAATGCACGTGTCTTTGCTTCTACCGAAACCTTATCGATAGAGAATGCCATTTGGTTGAAATCAGATCCAACACCATCACCCAATGCTTCAGCTTGTGATGTAGTCATTGGACGACCAATTGTATATCCAGTTGCTCCACTTACTGGAGGATAACCAGTAGATACAGGGTCTGTTCCTACTTGTGCTGTTGCACCAGAGAAGCTATTAACACCAGTTGAACCCATCCAATCTTGGCCATTTGGCCCATTAGGATCTTGACCTGAAAATTGGGTTTGTGCTTCATTAAACAATGCTTCTGTACCTTGTTTACTGGTATAACGTGACTTCATCGCAAAAATTAATCCGGTTGGTCCTACCATGGGTTGGACACCGCATACGTCATAGGCAATTAAGTTTGGCATTGCGCGTCTAACCAACGAAATTAAAATTGGATCGAAATTTGCAATACCGGCTCCAGTACTAAGTGTAGGGGCAGATTCTTTTAAAGTTTGCGCTTGCTTTGCAAAATCTTCTTGCTGATTTTCCATCAGTGTAGCAACTACGCGCCGTTTATGACGATTAACCAATTTACCGTAACTTGGGTCATCAAGAATCTCTTCCCACTTTTCAACTAATTTATCAGTGGTAATATCTTGTCTCATCTATTTCTCCTTAAATTCTCCGTATACTCTCATGGAATATTTATAATCCATTATCTTTCAGACATCCGCTTTAAAGCATCTTTATATAAACCCATTTCAGCGGTAGTGGTTTTTGTTTCAGTTGGAATAGGTTCAGTTTGCTCAAACAAATTTTTTGGTTTTTTATCTGTAGTAACAGAAACTACACTATCCTTTAATGTAGTCAATGCAGCTTCGAATTTTTCAGGTGTAGAATATTCAACACTTTCAGATAAATTCTTCAATTTTTCCACTTGTGTTGATACCAAACCTTTTGCAACCTTTTCAAATATTGTATTTCTTTCATTTGACTTTACAACTTTTTGTAAAGAAACATTATTTTCCAATTGTTCGTTTAATTTTTGTTTCAATGAACTAATTTCTATTGCCATTTCACTTACAACATCTACTTTATTATCTGGAATTTCAAAATAATGTTCTACAAAAAGTGTTTTTAATTCGCCAATAAATTCTTCAACTATTTCGGATTTAATCGATTTTTCTAATGGAACATCATTTTTCTTAACCCAATCCTCTACAACTAAATCAAGATGACCATTAACCGATTCCGCTAATTGTTCACGGATTTCTTCAACCCGTTCATTGAGTTTTTTGGTTGCTCGCGCATTTAAAACTTTACGATATTCTTTAATACGTGCGGATAAAGTAGATTCAAAGATAAGAGCGGTTTTTTCTTTCATTACTTCTGAAATAGTATCACCGGCAAAAAGTGCAGTAGTAGCTTCTTTTACAGCTTTTTTATCTGCTTTTTCATCTTCCTCTTCTTCTTTAACTTCTTTTTCCTTTTCTTTTTCTTTCTTGGATTCTTCTTCCTCTTCTTTTACGCCAACTTTTTCTTTAGTTTTATCGCCTTCTTCGTTATCCATTTCTTCTTTCAAACGATCAGCTTTTTCACCAGAACCTTTGGCTTTATCGGTATAACCAGCACGCTTATTTGCTTCGGCAGTAGATTTTTCTTCTTCTTTTTCTTCTTCTACTTTTTTCTTTTCTTTTTCTTCTTCCTCTTTAACTTCTTTTTCCTTTTCTTTCTTTTTCTTCATGAAAGGAGGAAGTTTCTTTTTCTTTTCATCTTCTTCCTCTTCTTCTTCATTAAACCCATATACTTTGGGTGTTGGTGGAAGACTATCTTTACCAGGGCCATTGGTTTTATCTAAACCATCATTTTGTGGCCGTGGAAGATCGGCGTTAGTGGGAATATGACCTGTAGGACCTTCAGTTGGTGAAACTCCTGGAGTAGTCTTTAACGTTCCCGGAGCACCTGTTGGAATATATCCAGTAACTTCAGGCTTAGTAGTACCATGTACATTCTTATTAACATCAATTCCTGCCTCAGGTTTAACTGCGGTAGGACTATGTGTTCCATAAGCCTCTTCGGATTCTTTCAATACAGTTTTTCCAGAAAGTATATTTTCTAATTTTTCTTGAAAAGTACGCATTATTTTTTCCTCTTTAAATTCATAAATGGATCTCAATCCATATTTATAAAATTCTATATCTTAAAACTATTATCCAATTCCGTTAAAAACTC